GATTTTACCCTCATTAAGAGTTTCCTCCTTTTGATTCTGATACATTGAATGATATGCATCCATTAATCTATTAGGAGAAGGAGCAGATCCATACTGTGTCTTACCTAGATCTGCTTGTGTCTTCTCACCAGATGGTGTCATACCACTGGATATCATGTCTTTAGAAACTCTATGATCCATCTTTATTTCAGAATTTAGAATTATTTAGTCATGCAACTAACTCTATAAACTCACTGAGAATCTTTTTGTTCATCTTCTTATTCTTAAGACTCTTGACAAATGCACGTTTGATATCTGTTTTAGTTGCATCTTCTTTGACTTCAAACTCATCATCATTTGCAATCGCAGCTGATGAAAGACCGAAGTAAGTATCATAAGCAGAATCTTTGATTGAAACAGACTTGTTCTTTTTCCAACTTCTCATTGTAAGTTCAACCTTCTCAGGATCATAACCAACATAACGACGAACAAAAGATCCAGCATCACGACTTGGCATCAAACGAATACCAATGAAATTCACATCACTGAATCTATCCTTAAGATTTCTAATTAGAACCTCAGTAAATCCATAGCAAGATTCTTTCACACGATATGTTTTACCAAGAGCACGATCACGAAGAAATGCATTGTAGTAGATTGCATTCTCACCAATGTATGGCTTATCCTCCCATTGTCTGTTGATAGAAACATGATAACGAGGTGTATATGCTTCACCATCAGTTAAGACAACACATTGAACTTTCTCAACTTTATTATCTTTTTTGAACTGAGGAATGATCTGATGCATACAAATCAAAGTTTCGTCTAAAGGAGTTCCAGATAATCCCATACCTACAGGAACTGAAAATCTATCATATAGTTCATAATTATGATAGTAACCAAACTTTGTGCAAATACGGAAGATATTTTTCATTTGATGTTCAAGAGTTCTAAGATTCACTTTTGATGAGAACATATGCATCAAACTGAAACTTGCATCAACAGCAACGACGCCTGCTTTCTTTGTGTAACGATCTGTATATGTTTCTGAATATGGATCGGAGTTTGGAAAACAATTTGTAAAAGCATAGACATCAAATGGAATCTGAACCTTACGACAAAACCAGATTAGATTGTAAAGTTGTTTGATTGTGTCTTT